ACAAAAGAGGTTGAAGCCAAGCAGCAAAAACTTGCTCAATTAGCAGGGCAACAAGAGCAACAAAAGACTCAAGCTGAAGCTCAAGCTAAGATGCAAGAAATTCAATTAGAGAAGACTATGGAGGCAGAACAAAAGGAATTAGACCGTCAAAATAAGATAGAAGTAGCTCTAATTCAAGCAGCATCCAAGGATACCGATCATAATAATGACGGAAAAACCGATAGTAAATAACAGTTTAAATCTCTTTTGAGAAAAACACTATATAACTTACATTCAAAAAGATGGCAGAAAACAAAGGACTTGGTCTTGATAACCTTAAACAGGTTGATTGGCTAAATGATAATGCACCAGCGCCTGCAGCAGAAACACCTGAAACTTCAGCTGCAGAGGACGCGGAAACAGAAACACAAACAGAAGCGCCTGAAGAAGCAGTTCAAACTCCTGAACAACCTGAAACAGAAGCTGTAAATAATGTTCAAGAAGAACCAGAAGCTGCGGCTTCTGAACCAGAATTAGTTTCAGAACCAGAAGCTGACCCAGAATCTTCTATTATTGATACCCTTACTGAAAGGTTAGGGTATAGCGTAGACGGAGATTTTTCAGATGATTTTGATGGGTTAACTCAATATACGTCAGCAGTAGCCAATAAAATGGCGGAAGAGCAAGTAGGGCAACTATTTGAACAGTTCCCTGATGTAAGAGAGTATTTCCAATACAGAGCAAATAATGGAGATCCTCAAGCTTATTTCCAAGCACAGCAAGCCGAAATGGACTACAATTCTATTGAAATTAGCGATAATGATATTGCTATACAAAAGAGAGTTGTTCAAGATGGTATGAGAGCCCAAGGGTTCGGAGAGGAAGAAGTTACTCGTATGACTGAAGCATACGAAGATGCTGGAATCTTGAAGGACAATGCAGATGTATATTTAACTCAGCTTAAAAAGCAACAAGAAACTTATAAGTCTCAACTTTTAGAAAGGCAAAAAATAGAGGCAGATCAGCAACGAGAACAAGCAACTCAATATTGGAACAGCGTATCTGAAACTATTCAAAATGGACAGTTAAAGGGTATGCAAATTCCTACTAAACAGAGACGCCAATTTTATGATTGGATGACTCAACCTGTTGAGAAAACTGGTGTTACCCAAAGAGATAAAGATAGGTCCGGTATGGACATGGAAACAGCACTAGCCCTAGAGTATTTAATTTACCAAGGATTTGATTTATCAAAACTGGCTAAAAACGTAAGTAACACCCAGAAGACTAAAAGCTTAAAAGAAAAGCTTCAGAGTAAACCATCCGCTTCGACTAGGATGAAGTCTCGTAGTAAGTCGAGTGTTACAAAATCGGTCTCACTACCTAATTTACGAGACTTACTCTAAACTTAAAATTGACTAAATTATGTCTGATAACTTAAAAAAACTTCGTTTATACGAAGATGTATTTAATGCAGATGGCATGACTGACGAGAACTCGTTAGCTAATGCTCTGCTTACACAACCGGACGTTTTGTCCCCTGTAATTACGCACCTTTCTGGGCGTGAGGATAAGCGTTTCCCTCTTTCTTTCCTTACGGAAGGTATGGGAAATGTAAAGTACATCAATGATGTAGAATACGATTACCCTGTTATGGGTCGCTTGAACAAGAGCGTCATGTGCGTGGGTAATAGTGCTATTACTGCTACTGGCGGTGGTACAGTAACTTTTAACGACCGTTGGTTTGTTAAGAATTACATTATTGAGTTTGGTAATGCAGCGAACACGCAATTAAGAGTTACTGCGGACCCTGTTCAATCTAATGGAGGTTGGACTTACATGGTTCAAATGGTAACTTCTAGCATCAATGCTACTACAATTACGCAAGATTCTTTATCTAATAAGCAAGCTGTGCAGCTCTTTGCAGCTAACGCTTTCTCTGGATCGCGTGGTAATGAGAGCAACTGGGTCGCGCCTTCCAAAATGCGTAACCAAATTAGCTTAATTCGTAAGTCATATCGCTACGAAGGCAACATGCCTGACCGCGTTGTGAATTTTGAATTTAACGTTGGTGGTCGCTCAACTAACTTGTGGTACGATTTTGAAGAGTACCAGCACATGTTGCGTTGGAAGGAAGAAGCTGAGCTTGCTTTGTGGTACTCTCGTTACAACAGAGATGCTGACGGTCTTATTCACTTGCGTGATGAGAACGGTAAAGTAATTCCTCTGGGTAGCGGCGTGCTTGAGCAGATTCCAAACGTAGATACTTATTCTACATTGACGGCAGCGAAATTAAAGTCTGTTGTTCGTGACGCTCTGTATGGTGCTTCTGACGCCTCTCAAATGAACATCGTACTCTTTACGGGTCTCGGTGGCATGGAAGAGTTTGACAATGCTATGAAAGAAGAGCTGTCTAACCAGACTTACATTAAGAATACAGATCCTGGAACCTTTATTGGAGGTAGCGGTCGTAATCTGTCTCTTGGTGGATTCTTTACGCAGTACCAGCACATTGATGGGCACACCATTACTGTGCGTCACTTGCCCTTGTTTGATCACGGTGCGCGTTCACTTGCTAGCGAGCGTCACCCCGTTACAGGTCTTCCTTTAGAGAGCTATCGGATGATCTTCCTCGATATGAGTGTATACGACGGAGAGAACAATGTGAGTATGATTACTCGTAAGAATCGTGAGTTAGTTCGTTGGGCAGTAGCTGGCGCTTCAGTTCCTCCAGGTTTTGGTGGAAATGCATTGCGTGCAACTGACGTGGATGGATCAGCTGTACACTTCTTAAAAGAGTGTGGTATCAGCATTCGTCGGGCTACTAACTGCTTGCACCTCGAGTGCATTCGTAGCTAATACTAATTAGATAAAATGGGGAGGGCAATACAGCTCTCCCCTTTTATCCTATAACCTTTTAAATTATGGCTAGAGGATTATGGGATAACATACACGCCAAGCGTAAACGTATTAAAGCAGGCTCTGGCGAAAGTATGCGTAAGCCCGGAACTAAAGGAGCACCCACGGACGCAGCCCTTAAAAGGTCTAAGTCTAAGAAGAAAAAGAAAAAAAGAAAAAAGAGATGATTTACGAAGAAGATGAAACTATCAGCTTTCTCAATCCTAAACGGGTAAAAGAAAGTACTGATAAACAAGATTCAGGTGAATTAACATGTAACCTAGATTCTCCTGAAGACTGCGAAAGCTGCAGCGGTTAAGCTCAAGTATATAGCAGACCCCTTATTAAGACCCTTAAACAACAAATAGAATGAGCAATAAACTCGTTTATCTCCTACGACGGGAGAATACTACAAACCTTCCTGATGATGTTTACATTGACGCTAAACGTCGAATTGGAAGTGTATTTGAATCTTCTGGATCCTTATTGAAAGGACTTAGTTTAGAAGAACAAAAAAGAATTTTACCACCAATAATTGGAATGAGTCCTACTGAAGCTGGGTGGGCTCACAAGGTGCAACGCTTTTATGCAGAGCTTACAATTGAAGTTCCTCAATCAGGTGTAGAGTTAAATATTGCAATGGATCCAGACGGAAATCCTGAAGCTCCTCTTGATTTTGTTAAATTTAGATTTGCAATAAATCATCCGCATGTAGCAGAAGAAGAAGACAGCAGTATTTCTGGTACTCGATACTACTTTTTTGATCCTAAGAAAAAGGAAGAAGGAAGAGTAAACGAAGGAAGAATTAGGAAAAGTGCTTATAAACACCTTATATTAGTGTGTGAGGATGAAGTAAAAATGAGTCAGGTTCTGAAGGCTATGGGCCGGAAGGTTGACCTCCTCAACAAGGATCAGAAGGAGCTTGAATTAGAAGAGCTTGTTGATGCGAATCCTGCAGAATTTATTCGAGTCTGTGAAGACAAAGATTTAGAATACATTTCTCTTATTAATGATTGTGTTGATAAAACTGTTTTACGAAAAGTAGGTAACACCTACATGTTCGGAGACGAAGAAATTGGTGAAGAGCTTAGTGGAGCTGTTAAAGCGTTAAAATTGAAGCGAAATAGCGGTATGCTTCAAGACATAAAATCTAAATTAAAAGCTTTTGACTAATGGCTAAAAGGGAATTTAACTCGAAAGGAAGATTTACTCCTAAAGGTAAATCTGGAAAACACAATTCTATTGATGTTAGTAGCCCTAAGCTTGCTAAATTTTTATCAGAGTTAGAAGCGGGATCATCTGTTTTATCAGAAAACTTAACATCTAGTGAAGCTGTAGGAAGCATAGATATTGGCGACGTGTTTCTAGCAGGTACTTCTCTTGAGGAAATTATACGAAGAATATTAGAAGGTACTCCAACTGCAGGTATTCAAAGTTTTTCTTTATTAGATGAGAACCAAAATTTAATTCCTTTTACAACTACTAATATGGCAGGCGATGAGCTTACTATTGGTGGAATTAGGTTTTCGTACGAGGACCCTGCAGGAGTAATTACTGAAATTGTTTACGCACCAGTAGATGAAGCTACTGAAACTGTAACTGGTACTGCAGGGCTGATAAATAATGTAGATGTAACTACAGATTATACTGCAGGGGGTCCATCTTCTGATTTTAGTTATGGATTTGCTGCGGGAGGAAACGGAAACGTTTCAAAGCTATCGCTTGGGTTTGGTTTAAAACTTAATGATACTGAAGGTAATCAAGTAGGAAACACTGAAAATACAGGTTTAGCTTGGACGCCTCCTGCGTTTATGTTAAACATGGCGGATGGCGGAGCGTTCGCATGGGGTGATATAGCAGGAGCAATTGAGGGCGGCATCTGGAATGTTGTAGAAAGCCTATATCGGCCAGTCCTTTCAATCGCTTTAGGTTCTAGTTATTATCCGTTAATTCGTCATTCTAAAAGTGGTAACTATAGTGGATCTGACGTAGATGATAATGATGATCCAATTACATGGGAGTATCCAGCAGAATACGCAACAGGACATACAGTTGGTCTAGGAGAACAAGGAGGTAGCGCAACGTTTTGGGTAGAAGGCGGAACCGAATATAAACAAGTCTGGTTTATGCCAGCAGGCGGTCAAGCAAGTACTTATGTAGGTGCTAGTGCTGGATCGTTTCCGTATAGTCCAACACCGTTAAATGCCGCTGTAGAACTAGACATATCATCAAATCCGACTACTGGGTTAGGGTTTAGCACTTCTACTGAAGAATGTAGAATTCAGTATATAGCATATGTTTCTCCTCAAACCAACTCTATATTTCCAGGAACCAGTTCACCAATAATTTTTAACACTTAATTATGCCTATTACAATTCCTGATAGTCTTGGTTTAGGGGCTGGACAAAACTATCCTGTTATTGACATAACAGATCAAAGTATTAAAGGACTTTCGTTTTTTGCTACCCTACAAGATGCTATAGATAATGCTAAAGCATATCAAAAAATACCTGGGTTTTTAGCAATTATAACTGGAGATACGCCTGGCGTGTATCAATACGTTGGAGAGGATGTAAATACTTGGGATAACGAGGATTTTTGGACGCTTGTTTCAGCAGGAGAACCAGAAGTAGCTACAGTTAAAACGCATGTAGATACAATGTCTCTTTCCGTTATACCCTTTGGAGCATATGATGCAGATGCTTCTCCTTACAGATTAGATACTG